GATACCAGTGCCCGCATAGATACGGAGAAACAAGATGGTAATGACGCCGGAAGCCAAGGTTAAGAAGGTTGTAGTGAAACAACTCAAAGAGTTGGAAGCCTATTATTTTTTCCCGGCTACAGGCGGGTACGGTAAGAGCGGCGTGCCGGATATCGTAGGATGTTGGGGGGGTTTATTTTTTGGTATCGAATGTAAGGCAGGTAAGAACACACCTACAGCATTACAGGAGAAGAATTTAAGGGATATAGAAAAAGCTGGGGGCTATGCGTTGGTGGTAAACGAAGCAAATATGCACGATGTATCAACGCTACTCCTGAGCGATAAATGCAACAGAGGAGCAAGAAGATGAATTTTTTTAATTGGCTTACGCGGCGCGGCGCAAAAAACGAAACGCCAGAGCCTATGGAGAACCCACCAACGTGGGTTGATGTCAAGGGGTTTGTCCCGATCCCTAAATGGACCCACGCGGGTAAAAAAGGCAAAACTATTTGGTGTTCAAAATGCAGCAAAGAAACCCACGTTTTCAATTTTAGGTGGGCATCATTGCCGTGCGAAGGTTGCGGCACAATAGTAAAAAAATCAGAATGGCTTATGCCGGAGAAGAAATAATGGAGAGAGATGAACAACTAGAACTACCGTTTGACCCACCCCTAGACAAACTACTTAGGCGGGCTGAAATTCTTCGTACCGCTGAGAAATACGTAACCCAAGACAGAGCCGCAGAACACGGCGATATGGAAGATAACTTCACCGCGATTGCTTTGTATTGGTCCGTACACCTTGGCACGGTTGTAACGGCCATTGATGTGGCCGCGATGATGGCGCTGTTAAAGGTTGCCCGAATTAAAAATAGCCCCGACAACGAGGATAATTGGGTAGACGCCTGTGGGTATTTGGCCTGTGGTGGCGAACTGACCATAGAAAGGGAGGGTGGTTGATGTGGATTTGATAACGGTAGACTTCGAAACTTATTACGACCGGAAGTTCTCCCTGTCGAAGCTGACGACGGAAGAGTACATACGCGACCCCCGCTTTGAAGTTATCGGGGTGGCGGTCAAGGTTAACAACGAGGCAGCAGAGTGGGCTAGTGGCACGCACGAAGAGATCAAGGGGTTCCTACAAACATTCAACTGGAGCGAGGCTATGTTCCTTGCTCATAACACTATGTTTGATGGCGCTATCGCCCATTGGCTTTTCGGCGTAAGCCCCCGTGCCTATACCGATACTTTGTGTATCGCCCGCGCTGTAGACGGGGTGGAGGTTGGGGCCAGCCTCCGCGTACTTGCTGAGAGGTACTCCCTTGGGGTTAAAGGGAACGAAGTACTAGACGCCCTTGGAAAGCATAGAGCAGACTTCACCCCAGAAGAACTGTCACGGTATGGCGACTATTGCATAAACGACGCTGAACTAACTCACGACCTGTTTAAAGTTTTTATCCCGACCTTTCCGAAGGGGGAACTAAAGCTAATAGACTTAACCCTGCGTATGTTTATAGAGCCTACCTTAGACTTGGATCTTGGCTTTCTTGAACAACACCTCATAGAAACGCGTGACCATAAGGATGAGTTACTGAACGACGCCAACGTCAACAAAAAAGACCTTATGAGCAACCCCAAGTTTGCCAAGCTACTCGAAGGCTTGGGGGTGGAACCCCCGATGAAGGTAAGCCCCACCACCGGCAAAGAAACATTCGCCTTTGCTAAAACAGACGAAGGGTTTAAGGCCCTGTTAGACCATGAAAACCTAGCGGTCCAGATTTTAATAGCCGCTAGGTTGGGTAACAAAAGCACGTTGGAAGAAACACGTACGCAGCGGTTCATTGACATATCGAAGCGCGGTCTGCTCCCCGTACCGGTTAAATACTATGCCGCACATACAGGTAGATGGGGTGGGGACGACAAGATTAATCTTCAGAACCTACCGAGTCGCGGCCCTGCGGGTAAGAAGTTAAAGCGTAGCATCATAGCCCCCAAAGGGTACTCCCTTATCGAAGCCGATTCCGCCCAGATAGAGGCGCGGGTGCTTGCATGGTTAGCCGAGCAGGATAATCTTGTTGATGCTTTTGCCGAGGGTGAGGATGTCTACAAGCAGATGGCGTCGAGGATTTACGGTGTTAGCGAGGAGGATGTGACCGCCCAGCAGCGTTTTGTAGGGAAGACTACGATACTTGGTGCCGGTTACGGCATGGGTGCCGTGCGGTTTAAGGAACAGCTAAAGACGTATGGCACTGACATGGCCGAGGATGAAGCCCGGCGTGTCATAAACATATACAGAGAAGCTAACGGAGCCATATATAGTTTATGGAAGGCCGCTCAGAATACCCTAGTGTACCTTGCTCGCGGGGACGCACTATCATTCGGACGTAATAACTTGTTAACAGTTAACCAAGATAAGGTCGCGGTAGAGTTACCGTCTGGGTTGCTTTTGCGGTACACGGATTTGCAGGGTGACCAGACGGCTAGGGGGGTGGACTACCACTATAAAACCCGAAAGGGGCGCACCCGCATATACGGCGGCAAGGTTATAGAGAACGTGTGCCAAGCCTTAGCACGGTGTATAATTGGATACCAGATGTCGGAGGTAGCAAGGCGGTACAAGGTTGTGCTGACCGTGCATGACTCGATTGTGTGCTGCGTACCAGACGACGAGGTGGCAGAAGCACGGAGTTATATAGAGAGTTGTATGCGTAAGGTACCTGACTGGGCAGTTAACCTACCAATTGATTGTGAATCAGGTGTTGGTAAATCATATGGAGACTGCAAATGATCTGCATACCGAACGAGCGTGATAACAACACACACGATACGGCAGACAACATGCGGGCTAGTGAGATCGTTACTATGCAGGGTGACTTCATAGGTTGCCCCAATATAGATTGTGATGGGCTTATCAAATTTGATACCGTGCGGATGGAGCCGGGGATGGCGCTAGATCAGAGCGGTGTGTTCATCGACGCACGTTGTTCTAAATGTAGTTTCGCTGGGCAGTTGGGGATACTGAACCAACAAGTCAGAGACGATGAATTTTTTGGGCGTTTGACATGGGTTTATAAGGTGAGGAAAGAATAATGACTATAGCCCCGTGGTCTTTCAGCAAGATCAAAGCCTTTGAGCAATGCCCGAAGCAGTTTTACCATGAGAAGATACTGAAGGAATACCCTGTCGAAGAGAGCGAAGCCATGCTTTACGGCACAATGTTCCACACGGCAGCAGAGGAATACATTAAGGACTGCACACCGATGCCAGCTAGATTTGACTACGCGGTGGGTGTGTTGGATAGCTTACAGGCCAAGCAGGGTAAGAAGTTATGTGAGTACAAGTTAGGACTTACTATAGATTTGGAACCTTGTGGGTTTTTTGATAAAGCTGTTTGGTTCCGGGGTATTGCAGACCTAATCATACTAGACGGGGATATAGCTTGGGTCGTGGACTACAAGACCGGAAAATCTGCTAGGTACGCCGATAAGGGTCAATTAGAATTGATGGCGTTAGCCACGTTCAAGCATTTCCCCGAGGTGCGGGAAGTACGTGCGGGGCTACTGTTTGTAGTATCTAAAGACCTTATAAGGGATACATACACGAAGGATTCGGAGCCTACGCTTTGGAGTAAGTGGTTAACGAACTACTCTAAGATGGAAGCCGCCGCCGAAAACAATGTATGGAACCCCCGCCCCAGCGGGCTATGCAAACGTCATTGCGCGGTTACCGAGTGCGCTCACAACGGGAGAAACTAATGCCTTACAAAAATCCAAAAGACCGCAAGAAACAAGTCAATGCACCTGTAAATAGTAAGACGTTCGAGGCACGTATGGAGCGCCAACGAGCGCGGCGAGCCGTAGATAAGAAGGGCGTTGATAGAACAGGCAAGGATGTAAGCCACAACAAGCCGCTTCGTAAGGGGGGCACTAACAAGGACGGGTATCGTCTGGAAAGCCCCAGCAAGAACCGTAGTCGTAACGGGAAGAAGCCTGCTAAATAAGGAACTTTCTGCGAAGTCACAGCAGAAAGCTAAGTCTAACGGGAGATACGCCAGTGAGATTACTAACCATATTATTTGCAACACTAGTCTTCAGTTCGTCAGCACAGGCTGATGTTACAACGTGTCAGGGTAAGTACGCGCTTTGTGCGGCTTCGACGTGTCAGCCAACGGGGAAAACGATCACCACGAATGATGGCAAAACGTACCCGGAAGTTGTTTGCAAATGTCCGATTTTAGAGGGCAAAGCTATTGCGGACACTAGCATGGGTAATATGCAGGGGTCGTGCGCCCGAACAGATAGCAAGCACGTGTGGAGTTT